AGAATGTACCCGACTTTTTCGACCCCTTGACTGAGAAGCTGTGTGTCGGGTATTTGGACGCTATGTCATCAAAAAAGCTCTTTTTCATGAGTTCAATTTCTGTGCCGTAGCGCCTCAGCCAAATAAACTGACGACCATGTTTTTCGAAGTCATCAACGCCCCAAGTTTTGAAGCCCCATGTTTTACCTGAGCCACGATTTCCGACAAGCAAGTTGAAGAAAGCACGATAAGAGAGAAGTGGTCCCTTGTCATGATATACCAAGTAGCACCTCCAGCTCTCGAATGCGCGCTCGTTTTGTTTCAGCTTCAGCATAAAGTGACAAGAGCTCTATATACGGGTCTTTGTTGTCATCGGTTTTTTGTCCGAGAGTGTGCAACCTGCGAAGCTTTTGCTCGTGTTGTGTGTAGTATATGTCAAACCAAGCCAACAAGTCTAAATATTCGTTTTTCTGTTCTTCAGTCATATTACGCCTCCGTACCAATCATTATATATGTGAAAGCAATCCCGCTTGTAGAGTTTCCGTATCTAATATTAAAACCACCATAACCATCGCGCATATAATGAATTACTCTCCAACCATACGAATATTGTGTCCCCCCGTATGGCATCGCAACAACCCTATAATTTGCAACATTTGTGAATAAATTTGCTTTTACCCCCGTTGAAGATGTTGGAATCCACGCTTCCCCAGAAGGTGCACCTGTAATATACCCATTTGAATTTGTTTCGGGTGTTGTTCCCCATACTATAATCAAAGAACGTCCACCAATAATCTTTTTGGTTTTTATATAACTCATTGTTGTGCCGGAAGCAGCACTTGTCGCAGGGTCAAAATATGTGTCATCTATGATAAAATTTCCTATGGCTTTAAGTGCTTGAAATATGCCATCACTTGTCACAGGGTTTTGGCTGTTTTCTGTTGGGGTGTTGTCAAATGTGTATGTTGGCCCTGCCGGTCCTTGAGGTCCTGTTGCTCCTGTATCACCCTTGTCACCCTTGTCACCTTTCTCGCCTTGTTCACCTTGTGCACCTGTATCGCCCTTGTCGCCCTTGTCACCCTTGTCACCCTTGTCACCTTTCTCGCCTTGTTCACCTTGTGCACCTGTATCGCCCTTGTCGCCCTTGTCACCCTTGTCGCCCTTGTCGCCTTTCTCACCTTGTTCACCTTGAGGCCCCGGTGGTCCTGCGGGTATATTTCTGAATGTTGAAATAATTTCGTTCATTTTACCAAGCAAAACAAGAGGGTCAGTTTCTCGCCTGTCAAACACATTGTTTGGGACAGGGTCTTCTTCAACCCGTTCGACAAGTTTAGAAATTATTGTTTCATAGTCTTCATTTTCTTCAATAGCCATGATTGCCTCCGTTTAGAAAATTTGCATAAATAGCGACTCAAATCTGTCATAAAACTCTGTCTGTATGTCGCGTATGTTGTTGTGATAAAGCTCCAAAAGTTCAATTTCAGTTATGCCAGCATAACCATTTGACTTTTGCTCGTTGTCTGTTATGCTTGAAGCGTAGTCGGTGTCGTCGAGTGCGCTTTTTGGTGTGTCATTGAAGACACTTCGATTTTTGACATTTGAGTCAAGATTGCTTTTCACATTGACAGCTTCGTTGTATGCAACAAGAAGCTTGTCAAATTCGCCTAAGTTTTCAAGCCATTTTGTTTTCAGATAGTGTTTGAAGCGTTCAAGAGTTTCAAAACCAATTTCTCTGAAGTAAAAATGATTGATAAAACCTTCTTCAAGGTCCTCGTCACTCACAATTGCTTTGCTTGCTTCCGTTCGTGTGTACTCAAAATCAAAGATGTCAAACTCATTGTCAATGATTGTGCGCAACTGCGCTGTATATTTACTCATCTTCACCCTCCTGATTGATTTCTTCTGTTGAATTTGGCTCGTTTTCGTCTTCGTCGATTTCTTCTTCGATTTTTTGTTTTGTGGCTCTGACGCTCAAATTTAAGCCAAATTTCTTGTTGATTTCTTCACATGCTTTTTTTCTGCACTCGAGCATTGTTTCAAAAGCTTGCATGATATACTCTTTTTGAGCGTTCACTTCAGCGCTTTGTACTCTTTCGGCCTTATCTTCAACATAGTTGTCAATGCCAAGAAGTGTCAAAATTTCGGCAACATAGCTGTTTTTCTCATCGTTGAGCTTGTCATTGATGTACGCAACATCTGTGTTGAGCACATTGACGCCTATGTCAGTGTCGCCTCTTGTTTTGTTCTTGTAGATTGTAGGCTCTGTTGCTTCAATCTTTTTGAATGTGTTTTTTGCTGAGAGTTCGGTTTCAGGTGAAGTTTCGAGCATGAATGGTGTTTTGTGTGCATTGCGTCGAAGCCTCTTGACAAGCTCGATGTCAACGATTGCGTTGATATAATACTCAAGAGCTTGCTGTGTTGATAGTTCGACAGCATTGTTTTTGATAAGCACACACTCGTCAGGGTTCAATGTCTTAGTGTAGCCGTTGCCATAAGCAACATATTCTGTCGGTTTTCCAACGACATTTTTTCCTTGTTTTCTAACTTTCAGACACAAAAAACCGAGCATTTCATCTTTGAAAAATACATTGTTGCCAAAGCCATACAACCATTCTTCAATGATTTCACTTGACAACAAATTCTTGTCTGTTCCCTCAGGAAAACCCTCCCACTCAAACTCATTGATTGCGATATTTTTCCAATAGAGTGTCTGTGTGTTGACAAGATATTCCCTCAGCGTCTGTGTTGTTGTTTTTTTGATTTCGACTGCCATATTTCCTCCTAAATCAACGCCATTTCTGCGTTTTCGTAGTCATAGTTATTTACACCTTTGAAAGTGTTTGCGTCGCGATAGTGCCAAATTGTGAGGCCTTTGTCAAACATTTCAGCAAGCTGTGACTTGTATTCCGCGTCGATGTTTGTTTTGATATTCGCGCCGATTGTTTTGATATAGTTAAAGTAATAGCGAGAGCGTGTGTTCGGCTTCTTAAACTCGTTGCATTTATAGCCGTAGTGCATAAAATACTTATAAATTTTATTTTTGTATGTGTCTTTGATTGTCATCGTATCAAAACGCACATATAAACCTGTGATTGATGATATCAACTCGCTGTCACTTATGGCTGTTCGCAAATCGTCGGGTTGATTTTTGATGTCTCGTCGCCTCAGCATTTCATTTGCAATTTGGCCTCCAAAACTTAGCGCTTGTCCTCCCATAATTGCAAGCCCCAACCCACCTGTTGCAACGCCGAGTCCAATGCCGAGCGCTGTCTGAAGTCCGCTCACAACAAGGCCACCATTCATTGAAGCTTTGTTGTTGAGTGTATAGTCAAGCCATTTGTCCGACCTGAGCGTGATTTCAATTTTGTTTTTCAATATCAATGCGTCGTATGTTGATTTTGTATTGTTGTACGCATTTGGGACAATTAAAGCTCCACCATTTACACCCACACTCAAATACATTGAAAAGTTTTTATTTGATGTGAAATTTTCGTTTTTGAAGTCTTTTGTTTCGCCATTCGCGTTTACTCTCAAAAATTCATACGGATGTGTTTCAAGTTTACTTTCAAAATCCATTGACGCCAAATTTGTAGGGTCAGGTAGAGGCTGAGGGGCAGGTGTGATTTCGCTTGTTTCTAAGTCTCGCCATTTGCACATTGTCAAATTGTTGTCGATTTCTTCATTTGCTGGTATAGATGTAATCATAAGCAATTTATAAGCTGTGTTTTGGTCGTATGCACAAAAACCGAGTGAAATATTGCGAGGCGGTTGAGCTGGAACGAGAGTCATATCAAAAGTATCAACATAATCACTTCCGATTTCGTCATCATGGCCATAACCACGATAAAAGTCAGGCAAATACCTTGTCAATGTTATTGAAACAACACGGGTGTCTTCAAATAATTTTTCAATCGGTGCAAAAGTTGAGGTCCAAATATTACGATTGTATTGACCGCTCGACCCCCCGCTTCTTAGTATTTTCACATATTGTCTATGTGCTCCTGCTGGCACAAGGTACAAATATATACTTGTGCGCACACTGCCCATTTGACAAGTTGCGTCAGCTTGTTTGCCTGTAAATGAAGATGTTGGAATATTTCCCGCACTTGCTGTCACAGGAAAAAAATCATTTCCCAATTGTTCCTTTGCTTTTATCAAATAAAAAAGTTCATTGTTTGTTGAATTTTTGCTTGATGTGTCAACATATTCTGTGCTTTTGACATCATAGTCGCTTCCAATTTCCAAGTTTTCAGGTTGCGTGTTATAGATTGAATGTCCAAGAATATTTTTGCGGTCCTGATGTTCTCTGTCAACAAAGCACTCGTCAATTTCAAAGTCAAACATAAAAGTCTGATAAACATCATATTTGACAACGAGGCGGGTGACATTTTCGTTCACATACTGCTTTTTGAGTATAAAACCATAGTGCCACCTCGTCCCGTTTTTGTACATCAAATAGTTTATGCCGTCAAGGTCTTCAATGTTTGCCTGCACTTTGATTGTTTCGTCTGAGCGTATGAAAGAATAGCCCTCGTTGATTTCAAAAGAGCTGTCAATTTTGCTTTCAAAATACGCTTCTTGAGCTTGCTTTGTGTCAAAGTCGATTGTGTAGTTGTAGTCAGGGTCAAGTTCGACATCTTTCAACAAATAGAGCTCGCTGTCTGGTGTTGGTATCATAAAACCTCCATAAAGTGAAAAGAGGCCAAGCCGAAGCTCAACCTCTTTGTGTTAGTCAACAAATACGACTGCATTTCTCAAAGTTGAGTATGAGAGCACATCGGTTGCGTGCAAATAGTAGTTTGTGAAACGACCCTTTGCGTTGTATTGTTCTGTGAGCTCTCTTTCCACAGGATCACGAACAATTGCCTTTCTTTCACACAAAATCGCGATAGGGCTTCCTGAAACGGCGTCTGTTCCGTCAGCATCATACTTGTATGTGATGATTGAATTTGTTTCACCGATGTCAAGTGTCACGCCCTCGTCAGACGCAAGGTTTGTGAATGTGATTGACGGAAATTTATCAATTACAATTATATTTGCAACAAGGTCTTTCTTTGACATATTGAATGCACTTGCCAAGCTGTCAACATTGATTTTTGCTTGTGTTGTGCTTTCAATGATAAGTACCAAGTCCTCTTTCTTGTTGAAAGCTTTTTTGAAACCTGAGTAGTTGTAGTTTGTCGATGGAAGTGTCATGTTTGTTGCAATTGTTTGAATAGCTTTCGTCAGAGCATCCATGTCTGCCCCGTTGCCGTTCATATCGCAAATCACCATTGCTTTTTTCTCTGCGATGATGTCATTCAAGAGGTCCTTGATTGCCTCAAAATCTTCAATCGCACTTGAGTTGTAAAGCTCTGATGTGATAGCGCTTGCAAGCTGTGCCATGTTTGCTGTTGAAAGCATTGACATCTTCACTTGTGCGTCACTCACGGTCGCCTTGAATGTCTTTCTGCGATTGATTTTGTGATAGAGTGTCGCAAAGTCCATTGACGCCTTTGTCAAGGCGTTTGCGCCTGTTGCGTCAAAGTCCGCACTTGAAAGATTGCCGACTTCGATTTCCTCCCATTGACTGCCTGTCTCAAGTACATTTCGAGTGAATACACCAAATACACCCTCGAAAATTCTGCTGTCAATTTCTTGCTTTGTCACTTTTACCAAAATATCACCTGAAAGCAAGTCAACAGATGATGTGTCAACGGCGTTGCCGTCATAATACTTACTTGCCATTTTGTTTTTCCTCCATTACTTAAATTTTTTCATTTGCTCTCTGATGTCTGCGACAAGCTTTGCCTCTCGTTCCTCGTCAGTGAGCTCTTTTTGCTCTTGCTCTGTCGTTGGCTGAGACAGGCGAGCAAATAGTTTGTTGTTGTGCTCAACGAGTTTATCGTTGCGCTCCCCGAGCTCTTTGTTGGTTTTTGTGAGCTCGTCATTTGTAGCTTTCAAAGCTTTGTTTTCTTCTTGCGCTTTGATAAGAGCTTCCTGCATTTCTTCAAGTGTCATCTTATTACCTCCATTTAAATATTGACATCAACTTGACTATTGCTTGTGCAATTCTCAACCCTACGCTCATTGTCAGGGGTGTTGGCTTGCACAACTTCGACTTCTGTCGAGGGTGTCGCGTTCACATTGACATTTTTTGTTGCCGCAACAACACTTTCTATTTGGCCAATCAAATATTCTTTGTCGACTTTCAAATTGTGCTCGATTGCAAAAACTCGAAGGTCTGTCAAAACAGAGTTGAGTTTGGCGAGTCCGTTGCCTTTACCGAAAAGTTGCTCAGCCTCTATGACGAGCTGAGGTATTTTCGCGTTTAAGGCCAAAAGTGCTTTCTTGTTTCCTGTTCTGACAGCTTGCACGACTGCAACAATCAACGACGCTAATGTGATAAGTCCACTCAAAATGATAGTCCAATTTTCCGTGAAAAACTGCCCCGCGTTCATACTTTGCCCTCCTTTGTATTATTATACATCATGTCAAATAAAAATACAAGCAAAAAAGACATAAATATACAAAATTTATGCCTTTATTGTGAAGTCCGTTTTGAATAGCACAACACCACCCTTGACGCGCTTCGGTACAAGTTTGCCCTCAAACCTTGCTCCGTATGTAAACAATTCAAAAGCCTTGTCTTCCCCGTTCAACAAGATGTCGGCTTTGATATTGTCAGGCATACCTGCACAAGTAATTGAAAGCCCGTCCTCTGCACTTTTCAAGATGTATGTTTTTGGCCTCAGCCATTTGCCTCTTGAAAAATGGTGCTCCACTTTCCAAGCCCCGAGTTTTGTCGGGTGTATCTCGATGACCTTGCTCGCTTCAGCTTCCGTCAACCCTGTCAAGTACATGCTGTCAGTGTCGCTGTACACCCAATACTTATAGAGTCGTTGGCTATTTCGTATTGTGTAGGACCTTGCGCGAGCTGTCACGAATGCTCCGAGTGCTGTATATACAGGCTCATCAATCGTTGGCTCCGTCAGTTCAAGCGAGATTTCGCCATTGTGATATTGTGGTATTTTGTTTTGCTTTTTTGGGTTTGTTGCAAATTTTCCATACAAGCTGTTGAGCATGAGTTTCGCGAGCTGTCGCGTTCCGCCTGTTGAGTTTGCTTTGATTTCTGCCCAATAGTCAATATAATCGCGAAAGAGATTGTCAGTTGCCTTAAATTTATACCCTCCCACATATTCAATATATTTGATGTCGTAGTGCTCAAGCATAAGCTCGAGGTCAACATTTGTGAGGGTCAAGTCAACTATGCCTTTGCTGTCTGTCACATACTCAGTAGGTATGAAAGACATGTTGTTCTTCAGCTGTATTGTTGGAATTTTGCCCTCTTTCAGCTTAAAGTCACATGCAAGCTTCTGAATGTAAAGAGGGTATTTGCTGTCGCGTTGATATTCGCCGTCAAATTTCTTAGGCAACCCATACGGAAGCGAGCCCATGTTGCCGTACATCACGGCGGGGTACAAGCTGTTGACATCAACATTGAAGCCGTCAAGTTCCTTGTTTGCTCTTGTCGGGTTTACCATTGTAAAGCCACCTTTATATGCCTTGCGAATGTCGTTGTCTATTTCGTACGGCAAAACAGGGAAAATGTACTTGAAAGCTTTTTTGCCTCCGATGTCAGCCTTGAAGTTTGTCAAGGCATCGCTCCCGATTGTCATCTTTGACAACCCTTTCTCAAATTGCATGTAAAGAGCTTTTGCGACAATCACACAATCGTTTTTGATATATTCGACTTCTTCTTCTGTTAGCTCATAGCCGACAGGTCTGTATTTGTCATAGTCAATCACACCTTTGCTTTCTTCAAGCTTGAATGCTTTTGCAATTGCACTCACTTTCAGAGGAAGCTTTTTCAAGCTGTCAAAAATTGTTGTGCGCACATAGCGCTTGTTGTATGCTTTATGAGTGATTTCAATTGAATACCATTGACCTGTGTCGCTGATTACAACCGAGAATGTTTTTGCACTCCGAGCTTTCTCATGGTAGCGATAGCCATTTTTGAAAAGCCATGCTATTATGTACTCGCCGTCAAATTTCAAATTGTGAAAATATGCCTCACAATTTCCAAGTTTGACAAGTGCTTTCATGAAGTCGTCAATGTTTGTGTTCATTGCAACAATTTTCGGGGTGGCTTCAATCGAACATATACACGAAGCCCAGACGCGAGCCTCTGTGTCGTACTCAAGCCATGCCTCCGTCGATGTTTCAAAGTCACACATGAATTTCTTAATTTTTTGCAAAGTGACCGACCCTTGCTTTTCGATTTCGCATGATTGTCACTTGATATTTAAGCTTTTTGAGCTTGTCCTTGACCGCTACGGGCTCATAGTACACATACCCGATGTCTGCAAAGCTTTCGTCAAGTGTCATCTCTCTCAGCTCCTCATTTGACAAGCTGTTCACAAACTCTTTGAGTGGCTGTCCTGCACTATTGAAAACCTTGTCAATCGCTCTGTTCAGATTGTCCCTATAAGTGCCGACAACTTGTCCCAAATAGTCCGTTTTGTTGATTTTTTGAATGCCTCTCAAATAACTTTCAAACTCTGACTTGTTCCTAAATCGCCCCAAACTTGCTGACTTTTTTCTCACGACAAAATCGCTGTCAATTCCAAAATCGCGGTATCTCTGCGTCGCTTGTTTTGGCAAGCTTTGAATGAGCTTCTTTCTTTTCCTGTTTGCAAGCACAACAGCGGACTTCAACGCTCTTTGCTCTTTCGGGGTTATTCTCTCACCATTTGGCAACAAAATTGACCCCTTTGAATTTCGTCGTAAATTTTTGCGCCCTGAGGGACGCCCACGCTTGCTCCTCATAAATCACCTCTCTATTTGTATATCATAGCATTGTAAATCAATTCAGGCAAGCGTTTTATGTTTGTAAAATAGGTGTCAGTGACTTTATAGCCAAGTTTTTCAAGTTTTTCAACCTCTTTTTTCCATGCTGTCTCTTTTTCCATGATGCGCTCATTAAACATGTCGAGCTTTTTCAAACTCGAAAATTTGTAAACTTTGCCGAAGTCGTCTATGTACTCGTATGGGCTTTTTTCAAGGTCATAATAGACACCTCTCGCACTCACAATTTCATTTTTCATCGTTTACCTCCAAACCAACAAAAGAGGGCTGTTCAAGCCCTCTCTTAAAATGGGAAATTGTCGTCAGATTTCGACTTTTTGCTTGTTGTCTTTTTTGGTTGAGCTTTCTTTTTTGGCGCTTCGTCTTCTTCGTCTTCTTCGTCTTCATCAACACTGACAAACTTTGCCTTGTTGATAAAGAGTTTCAAGCGTGCGATGTCGTCCTTGTCTTTGTATGCTGTGAAAAATGCCTCTTTCACAACAACATCAAAGCTGTCTTCTTTGTATGGGACATCTTTTTTGATGTCTTTTGCAAAGGCCACAGGTACATACGCATTGATGTATGAGCCGTCTTCTTGCTTGCTATAGCCCACGCAAGCATTGAAAAGTACACGCTTTGAGCCGTCTTTTGCTTCAACCTCCCTTGTAAAAATTCTCAATTCGCCTTTGATTGTATCTAACATATTCTATTACCTCCTTTATGTAGATTTTGCGTCGGCGAGACGCTGGAAAGAGGGTGCTTTGTTAGGTGCAACCCTCAATGAAGTGTCCTATTTGAGAGCCTTTTCAATCTCTTGAAGACCATTCTCAAAAATTTGCAAAATGACAATTGTTTCGTCGTACTCAAGAATAGCATTCTTTTGAAAGAGATTTTGCACAATATACTTAGCAATTTTCTCATCAAACACTTTTCTGATTTTTTCTGCAAATGTCTTGTCGATTTGTACTTCTGCCATAATTACCTCCATTTAAACGATGTGGACCAAATACTTTTTCGCCATCATTTTCTAAATACGCATGCGAGCTTTCCCAATAAAACAACCGCTTCATGCTACACCTCCTCATCGTTCAAAGTTTTGAAAGCCATTGTTGTTGACGCAACAATCTGTGCCATAACCTGAGAAAAAATTTCGCTCTTTTTCACAGGCTTTTTTGACTTCTCTGCTTCTTTTGCAACGCCGTCAACAAACTCTAAAATTGCACAAGAGATTTCACTCATTATCACATTACCTGTACCGGTCATTGTGCAATTGCCTTTGTCAATCTTAATCATAGCAACCTCCCTTTATTTTTCCGTACAAAAACGAAAGTGTGCACATCATCGTGATGTCACAATTCGCCTTTGCTGTGTCGATGACTTCTTGAAGTTCATCCAACAATTTTTGTTTTCTTGTCATACTATTACCTCCTTGACATAGACATTGTACCACAGGCAAAAAACATTTGTCAACATTTTTCGCAAAAATTTTTAAAAATGTTTTAAAATAATTTTTTCACATAATTGTAAAAATATGCATTCTATGATATACTTATTATGGTAGCACATTGAAAGCTTGTTGGTCAGTTGCACGTAATATCACAGCTGAGGGCTGTCCGTGGCTGTTCGGTTTGATATGCTACTTGCACACTTCATTGTGTCTT